GACTACAAATCAGGATCTTCAATAGAAAGAATATTAGCTTTTATTAAGTTAGGTCACCCTGATCCAGTAGAGTATGCTGATGAAACTGGCCCTGTATCTTGGGATGTAGCTAAAACACACGCTGAAAAAATAGAAAAAATACATGGCAAAACACTCCAGTAATCCAATATGATCTTCAAGGTAATTTTATAAAAGAATGGAATTCGCAAAAAGAAGCATCTATTTTTTTAAAAACTAAAGGTGATGGGGTTGGAGCCTGTTGTAGAGGAAAACAAAAATCTGCTTATGGGTTTATTTGGAAATTTAAAACAAATTAATTATATTTAAAATAAAAAATTATGAGACAATTATTCTTTTTTCATGCTTCATGGTGTCAACCGTGTAAAGCCTTTAGTCCTATAATGGACCAAATTTCAAAACAAATCCCCGTGAAAAAAATCAACATCGATTACGAACCTGATGTAACAACTAAATATAATGTTACAAGTATTCCTACTGTAATATTAGTAGAAAATGGTCAAGAATCTCGTAGATTCACAGGTGTTAAATCCTATAATGATGTTTTAAACTTTATAAATCAATAATATGGGAAGATATATCTCAACAAAAACATTCGACAATTACTCTGTAGCCATCAGACAATGGAAAGCACAACACTCACACTGTCAGCTACTCCACGGTTATGGAATTTATTTTAAAGTATGGTTTGCCTCAAATGAACCAATGGAAGAAAATCAATTAGACGATATGAATTGGATTGTTGATTTCGGTGGCTTTAAAGCACCACCTAAAGGCAATGGTTTAAAAGACTGGATGGACTATATGTGGGATCATACCTTACTAATTGAAAAAGACGATCCGTACCTTGATTTCTTCAAATCAGCCGAAATGGAAGGTTTATGCCATGTTCGAGTAATGGATAAAATGGGATGTGAAAGTCTAGCTAAATTAGTTTATGACAAATTCAACGATGTATTATCTAAAACAGATGCTGGTCGTTGTAAAGTAATCAAAGTAGAATGCTTTGAACATGGAAAAAATTCATCAATTTATCAAGAAAATTAAAACAAAATAAATATGAAAACAATTATCAGTAATGGAGTCTATCTTAGAGTAGATAATGAAGTGGCTGACCGTGAAGTATCATTCGGTCGAGCTAAATTTGCACCTAAATCCGAATGGAAGAAAAATGTTCGTGATATTAAACCAGAAGAAGTAGTTGTAGCCGAAGAAAAAGGTGAAAAAACTAAATCTAGAAAAGCTGAAAAAGCTCGTAAATTGAAAGCTAAACAAAGACAATAATGAAACAAAAAATTAAAGAGGCAGTTTTATTGTTTTTTATACAAATAGTAATGTATGGTTTACTATGTATAAATTTTAGAGCTGTAGCTCAAACCCAATATAATTTAGCAGCATTAACTGATTTTATGATTGGTAGCATGAGTTTCTTTATTATAAGAAAAATAGCAAGATCTGAAGATGCTATTCACCAATGGATAGGATATGCCTTAGGGTGTGTTGCTGGATCTTATTTAGGTATTTACATTTCAACTTTATTACATTAATATTATGAGCAAAATTAACCCAAACAAACTATTAATCTCCAGCGACTTTTATAGCGTACAAGGAGAAGGCATATCATCTGGTATTCCATCATATTTTGTTCGTTTAGGTTTATGTAACTTAACTTGTGGTATGAGCAATAAATTCCTCAACCAACTTGTTAAAGACAAAAAACTAGAAGACGGAGAAATATTTGTAGGTGATCTACAAGCAGAAGGTAAAGCAACTTGGACTTGCGATTCTACATCACAATGGGCATGGAGAGGTGAAGACAAAGATTTTCAATATCTAATCGACCAATGGAAAGAACAAGGTATCTATGACGATATTTTAAATGGTACAATTCATATTATTTGGACAGGTGGTGAACCTACAATTAAAGGACATCAAGAAGCTATTGTAAATTTTATTCAATATATGTGGGAATGTGATTCATATAATTATACCCCATTTCATGAAATAGAAACAAATGGAACAAACTATATTGAAGATGAACTTTTAGAGTCATTAGACCAAATTAACTGCTCTCCAAAACTATCAAATTCCGGTTTATCAGTTAAACAGCGTATCAACCCAGAGGCTATTAAACGTATAATGCAACATTCTAATTATCAATTTAAATTTGTAATTTCCAATGAAGAAGATGTACAAGAAATATTCCGTGATTTTATCATACCATTTAGCATACCTCTTGCCAACGTCGTTTGTATGCCAGGATTAGATGATGCTGCTAATTTTGAAGAACGAACTCGATTTGTTTTAGAGCTCGCTAAAAAATATCGCTTCCGCGGTCTTACACGACTGCATATAGCAGCATGGAACAAAACGCTCGACTGTTGATATAGAAAATCAACTTATTAAAACATTAAACATATAGTTATGATACTTCAGAACCGAAAAGCATATTACAATTACCATATACTTGAAGAGTATATAGCAGGAATAATGCTAGTTGGTTCTGAAGTTAAATCTATTCGTAACCATGATATTAATTTTAAAGATAGTTATATTTATATCAATAACAATGAAGTGTTTGTAAAGCAAATGTTTATAGGAAAATATAAACAAGCGGTACATACTAATCATGAAGAAGTTAGAGATAGAAAATTATTGTTAACTAAAAAACAAATACGAAACATTCAAAAACAGCTTCAAGTAACAGGTATTACATCTGTACCTTTAGAAATATTTGAAATGAGTGGTAAATTTAAAATTAAAATAGCAATAGTTAAAGGTAAAAAGTTATATGATAAACGTGATGCTATCAAAGAAAAAGATATTAAATTACAAACTCAAAGAGAACTTACATAATGACTATAAATCAACTTGAAAAATTAGCCAATAATAAAAATAAAGCATTATTATATTTTAATGCTGATTATTGTGATGCTTGCCATCAAACACATCCAATCATGGAACAAATTAAAGAATTAAAACCCGAATACATATTCTACAATTTGGATATAGATGATGCTGATAATGATGAAATATCAGAAATGCTTAAAATAGATTACATGCCTACTCTTATTATTATAAATGATGGTAGTATGAGAAAATATAAAGGTAAAAGAGAGATAGTTAAATATTTGGCATCTCAAAAATAAGTTATTATATTATTAGAAATAAAATTTATATTAAATGGAGTTATTGAAAAAATCAAATGGTAGCTTACCACGCACGCAAGAAGAAATAAACAGCATGATTGAAGAAGCGGCTGTACATTATGGTAATTTTTTAAATGCTGTTGGTTTTGACTATAAAGCAGATCGCCAAACCGAAGATACACCTATGAGAGTTTCGAAGGCTTGGTTAAAAGATCTAATTGTAGGTTCAATTACAGATGAACCAAAAATCACAGTATTCCCTAATGATGAAGGATATAGTGGATTAGTAATCCAATCCGGTATTCCTATTGTTAGTATGTGCGCACATCACAATTTAGCATTTACAGGTTACGCTACTGTAGCTTATGTACCTGGTGAAAATGTAATTGGATTATCTAAATTAAATCGTATTGTAGAATGGTTTTCTCGCCGCCCACAAATGCAAGAATCATTAACACAACAAATTCATGATTATATTGCTGATAAAATGAAATGTAATTCAGTAGCAGTAAGTATTGCTTGTAAACATACTTGTTGTTCACATAGAGGTATTAAACATCCTTCAGTAATGACCACAAATAAATTTAGTGGTGTGTTTATGGAAAAGGATAATTTAATTAGAGAAGAATTTTTACACGCAATTGAAACAAACGCCCCTGCTTTAAAATAATGAAAAAGATATATTTAAACTGGGCTGGTATAGAATCATATATTGATACTTTAGCTTATAAAATAGCAGCAAGTGGAAAACAAGTAACAGTTATTCATGGATTGTCTAGAGGTGGATTGATACCCGCAGTATTATTATCTCACAAATTAGGTATTCCTTATGTAAATGATTGGCCTATACTTAAACATTTATATGATCCTAAAACAACACTAATAGTTGATGATATTTGCGACTCGGGTAAAACATTAAAACCTTATACTGATTATATTACAGTTACTCTTCATCACAAAACAACAGCTATTGTTGAGCCTACATTTTGGGTTAAAACAGTAGAAGAAAACGAATGGACTTGCTATCCTTGGGAAGATAAAGAATCACAAACAATTCAAGATTATAAACTATAATATGCAACCTAAAGAATCAAAATCAAGTAGACACTTTATAATCAGTTTAATTAAATCAGTTACAAGGATATTTTCAGGATTATCTTTATGTTTTGGTTTATTACATTTAGCTGGAATATTTTTAATATTAGCTGAATTTTTAGGTATAGCAGAAGAATTTTAAAACAAATAAAATGATAACAATATACGCACATAAAAACCACCCAGACGCAGTTATACCAACTGTAGCATATGGTTCAACATCAGCATGTTTTGATATAACATGCACTGAAACAACAACAATTCCTGCTAGAGGTAAAGCAGTAGTACCCAATGGTTTAAATCTAACAATTCCGGATAGTTTAAATTATTGGATGCAAATTCAATTACGTTCTAGTAAAGGTTTCAAACATGATTTGGTACCTCATTACGGAACAGTAGATGCTGGTTATACAGGAAATTTAGGTATTAAAGTTTACAACTTAGGTGATACTGACGTAGTAATTGAAAAAGGTGAAAAATACGCTCAAATAGCTGTTATTGAAAGACCTGAATATGAAATTATTGAACTAAACAATCAAGAATTTGAATCATTTAAAACAACTCAACTTCGTGGAGATAGCGGATTTGGTTCAAGTGGAAAATAAACAATTAAAATAAATATAAATTATGAGAAGTACAAAAGAAATCATTGCTGACCTAAGACATAATATTGAATGGTCTCAACCAAACATTAGACATAATGCTTTAGTTACTTTAGTTAATGAATTAGAACAAGCATTAGATTCAACTCCAAAAACAATAATTCACCCCCCGGTTGCAGTAAATGAAATACCATTAACTCCTACAGTTGAAATAGTAGAAGCAAATGAAGAGCCAACCACTCAGGATGAATCAACTACTCCTAAAAAAGGTAGAAAACCATCATCAAATAATCCTTAAAAAAATAGAGTTCAAAAATTTAGAGCCCCATAAGGGGCTTCTTATATTTAACTAATATTATGTATCAATCAATATATTATTCACATAACGGAGATGATAAAGGTACTTGTTACCTTAGAGATGATAAAAAAGGATGGAGTGAATTTAAATATAAACCTACAGTTTATAAATTAGATCATGAAGGTGAATATGAAACATTATTTGGTGATAGATGTTCTCCAATTCAAGGAAAATTTGATTGGAATGATCCTACTGTATTAGAAAAAGATATTCAAAAAGAATTAGCTATATTAAGAGATCTATATTATAAAGATGATTTTGCTCCTGAAAAACATAATATAGTTTATTTCGATATTGAGATTGAAATATTAGGTACTTTAAATCCTCAAACTGTTAGAGAAGCAAACGCTCAAATGACATCAGTAGCTATTATAGATGTTTCTACTAATAAAAAATATTGTTATATTGTAGATGAATCTAAAGTTATTGAATATGTAGACAAAGATAATAAAGAAATCATACCATGTATTAATGAAAAAGATTTATTAAGTAAATTTTTAACTAAATGGGTTGAGTTAGATCCTACTATTATAGTTGGTTATAATAGTGATTTCTTTGATATTCCATACACTTACTTTAGAATTAAAAAAATACTAGGAGAAGATATGGCTTTATTTTTATCTCCTATTAAAAAAATAAATGATAATATTTATAACTCATATTCACCAATAACAATAGGAGGTGTGAATAGTCTTGATTATATGCTTTTAGTTAAAAAGTATATCATGAAAGAAGAATCATCTTATAAATTAAATGATATAGGATTAAAATATGCTAAATTAGGTAAAGTCGAATATAATGGCTCATTAGATAAACTATTTAAAGACAACCCAGATAAATTTATTGAATATAATCTTCGAGATGTTGAAATTATTGAGGCTTTAGAAAACAAATTACAATTTATCAAATTAACAGTTTTAATATGCCATTTATGCCATGTACCTTATGAATCAATATATTATAATACAGTATTAAATGAAGGTGCTATATTAACATATTTAAAACGTAAAAATATAATATCACCTAATAAACCAACAACTACAAATAAAAATATTAAAGAATTAAATATAGGTGATGAAGTACAACACCAGCGAGGAACTCCAACTGTTGAAGGTGTGATTACTTATATAGATGAAACAACTAATAAAGCTCAAGTTAGGACTAAAGCTAATACTTTAAAAGAAAGAAGTTTAAAATCAATAAGAAGAAAAGAATCATACGCTGGAGGATATTTATTAGAACCTAAACCTGGATTATACTCATATGTAAGTGATTCTGACTTTACTAGTCTATACCCAAGTATTATTAAATCTTTAAATTTAGGGATTGAAACATTAATAGGTAGAATTGTAACTAAAACTAATTATGAACAATATAATTCTTTAGAAAAATTAAAAGAAAAGGATCCTGAAGAAATAATTCATTTAGAAAAATTAGATATTAAAACATATAATTTAAAACCTGGTAAAGTTAAAATAAAAGATTTAATAGAATTAATTGAAGAAAACAATTGGTCAATATCAGCTAGTGGAGCATTTTATAGAAATGATATTAAAAGTATATCATGTGAAGTATTGGAAGATTGGTTTGGAAAACGAGAACATTATAGAGGATTAAAAAAACAAGCAGGTAAAAAAGAAGATTGGGAAAATTATAAATTATATGATTTGTATCAAATGGCATTTAAAATCTTACAAAATGCACTTTATGGTACTTATGCTATAAATGGATGGAGATATACTGATGGGTATAAAATATGTTCTGCTTCTATTACAAATAGTGGTCAACGATTAGTTAAATCTAGTATAATTTATGCTGATAATTTAATTGAAGAATATATTAATACAGATGTAGAAAAATTAAAAAAATTACTAAATTTATAACAGAAACTAATAATAATTATTCTATTATATCTAAGGTATGTAGGGATATTTTTTCTCAAACTAATGATTATAAATGGAAATATAAATAATATGGAAGATTTCAATCCTAAATATGTAATTGCTAGTGATACAGATAGTATGTATATCTGCTTAGAATTACTATTAAAAAAATTATACCCTAATTTGAACGAAATGGATGAAGATGAAAAAATTAATAATCTAATTAAAATATCTAAACATCTTCAGGATAAATTTAATGAAAACTTAAGAGATATATCAAAACGAGTTTTTAATATTAATAAAAAACATTATTTTGAATTAAAACAAGAAGTAATAGTTAAAAGAGCATACTGGTCAGGTAAACGAAGATATGCTATGTGGGTTGTTAATAAAGAAGGTGTACCAATACCTGCTGACCATAAAGATGCTTTTGATATGAAAGGTTTAGATATAATGAAATCTAACTTTCCTCCATTATTTAGAGATTTTGGTGAAAATTTAATTAAAAAAATTCTATTTGATACTCCTAAACCTGAAATAGATAAATTTATTTTGGATTGGAAAAAATCATTAGATTTAATAGATTGGAAAAAATTATTAAAACCTACTGGTCTAAAAAAACTAGATGAATATATTAGTAAAAAACCAGACGCAGGTGAAATATTTTCTAAATTAGCTTTAAAATGCCCTGTTAATACTAAAGCAGCAATATACACAAATGACCTATTAAAATTTAAAAAACTAAATAAAAAATATCAACAATTCCAGATAGGTGATAAAATGTATATAGCTTATTTAAAAGAAAACCCATACCGAATAGATGTGTTAGGAATTAATGGATATGATGATGCTCCTGAAATTTTAGAGTTTGTTGAAAAATATATTGATAGAAATCAAATGTTTGAATCTGTTATTAAAAATAAAATAGAAAACCTATTTGCTGATTTAAATTGGGGTATGCCTATATTTAATGAAAAAGTAAATAAATTCTTTAAATTCTAATTTGGCTAATTAAAAAACATTAATTATATTAATATTATATGATAGAAAAATTAACCTTAATATCAGTCATTTCAAAATATTACCTTAATGGAATGGTAGAGGCTGTTCGTTGGGATATAAAAGATAAGAACTTAAATATCAAATTTACAGCTCCATCTAAAGAAATGATAGGTAATATAACTTATAAAAATATACCTCTTGAAGATTCCATAATAGGAATAAGTAATACTACTCAATTAAATAAATTATTACATATAACAAGTGGTTATTTAGATTTAAAATACACTAAACAAAATAAATTATTTACTAAACTTATTATATCTGATAAACAATTTACTGTTAATTATGCTTTAGCAGATTTAATGATTATACCTAAAAGTGGTGATTTAAATGGTGATATTTTATTTAATATTGAAGCAAAATTAGATAATGAGAGTATAAGTGCTATTGTGAAAGCAAAAACAGCTTTATCTGAAAGTGAAACAGTATTAATTAAACCAACATTAAATGATGATGGTGATTATCAAATAGAAATGGAATTTGGAGGTAATATTGAATACGCTAATAAAGTATCATTTTTTATTCCAAATATAATGACAAATAATGTACCTGATAATTTTAAAGTTTATTATAATTCAAACATGATTAAAGAAATTATGTATTGTAATAGAGATATGGTATTAGGAAACATATCTATAAATTTAGATGGTTTAATGAAATTAGAATTTGAAAGTAAAGATTTAAAAAGTACTTATTACCTTGTTGCTAAGGAAATATAAGATCATATATTTATATCAAATAAAAAGTTATATAAAATGAAGTTACAAGCAGTGTACAATGCGGTTATCATAAAACCGTTTAATGAAGAAGAAATCAAATACGGAAGTATTATCGTCCCAGATCTTGGAAAAGAAAAAAATCTTAGCGGAACTGTAGTTTCTGTAGGACCAGGCCAATATTCACTTACTGGTACTCTTATCCCAACTGTACTTAAAGAAGGACAAAAAGTTATATTACCTCAAATGGGCCCCGTGAAAGTAGAACATGATGGTGAAGAATATTACGTATGCCCAGAAAATCAAGTATTAGCAATTTTAAACGATTAAAATAAGTTATATGAGTAAAATTATAGAATTCGGCCCAGAAGCTAGAAAAAAATTATTTAATGGAGTTGAGAAATTATCCAACGCTGTTACATCAACTTTAGGCCCTAATGGTCGTAATGTTGTTATTTCAAAACCAGGTGAATACCCAGCTAGTACAAAAGATGGAGTTACTGTAGCTAAATCAATAACACTTGAAGATCCAATTGAAGAATTAGGTGTACAAATGGTTAAACAAGCTGCTATTAAAACAGCAGATACAGCTGGTGATGGTACAACTACATCAACTTTATTAGCGACCGAAATGGTTAGACAAGGTTTAACGCATTTAAGTAACGGAGCTAACGCGGTAGAAATTAAACGCAGTATAGATGCCGCTGTTAAAGATGTCCTTGAATTTATACGCACACAAATTAAAGAAAATATATCATCTGAGGAACAACTAAAACAAATTGCTTCCATCTCAGCAAATAACGATCCTGAAGTAGGAGAATTAATTGCTACAGCTATGGAAAAAGTAGGTCGTGAAGGTGTTGTTCATATTGAAGAATCAAAATCAGGTGAAACATATCTTGAAACAGTAGAAGGTATGCAGTTTGATCGTGGTTATAAATCACCTTATTTTGTTACTGATAATAACTCAATGACTAGTACTTTAAATGATGTTTTAATTCTTATAGCAGATAAAAAATTCACTCAAGTAAAAGAATTATTACCTATACTTGAAGCTGTATCTCAACAAAATAAATCTTTACTTATTGTAGCTGAAGATGTTGAAGGTGAAGCATTAGCTACACTTATTGTAAATAAAGCTAGAGGTATATTAAAAGTAGCGGCTGTAAAAGCTCCTGATTTTGGTGATCGTCGTAAATTGATTTTGGAAGATATGGCTATTTTAACAGGTGGTCAAGTGTTTAGTACTGAAAAAGGTATGAAATTAGATAAATTTAGTTGGGATTGGTTTGGTAAAGCACGTGTTGTAACAATTACTAAAGACACTACTACTATTATTGATGGTAAAGGAGATGAAAATTCTGTATCACAACGTATAACAGAACTACAACAACAAATTGAAAATTCAAAAACACCATTTGAACAAGAAAAATTACAAGAACGTTTAGCTAAATTTATAGGTGGTGTAGCAATTATTCATGTTGGTGGAAATACTGAAACCGAAATGAAAGAAAAGAAAGATCGTGTAGATGATGCTTTACATGCTACAAAAGCAGCCATTGAAGAAGGTATTGTACCAGGTGGTGGAGTAGCATTATTACACGCACGTAATGGTATTAAAAACCGTGATACTATTGGCTCTAATATAGTTTGGCATGCTTGCGCAGCCCCACTTAATAAAATACTTAAAAACGCAGGATATGAAGATTTAGCAATATTCCAAGTTATAAGTGATACTAACAACAGTGAAAATTGGAATGGTTGGGATTTGAAAGAAGAAAAATTAACCAACATGAAAGAAGCAGGAATCATCGATCCAGCCAAAGTAACCCGTTGCGCTCTTGAAAATGCAGCATCAGTAGCAGGAACCATTTTGTTAACAGAATGTACTGTTGTTGATAAACCAGAAGAAAAGAAAGCAGACGAAGGATTTGGAGGTATGGGAGGAATGTTTTAAATTTAGTTAAAATAAGTTATGAAAGAACATACATTGTGGGTCGAAAAATACCGTAGTAAAACATTAAATGATTATGTTGGTAATGAGCAAATAAAACAAGCTATTTCCCAATATTTAAGTCAAAATGATATTCAAAACTTCTTATTTTTCGGCCCATCAGGTACTGGTAAAACAACATTAGCAAAACTTATTGTTAATAATCTTAATTGTGATTATCTTTATATTAATAGTAGTGATGAGAGAGGTATTGATACAGTTAGGGAAAAAATAACAGGATTTGCTTCAACAGCATCATTTAAACCTCTTAAAGTAATAATATTAGATGAAGCTGATTTTTTAACGATACAAGCACAAGCATCACTTAGAAATATAATCGAAACATATTCTCGTTCTACTCGTTTTATAATGACTTGTAATTTTATAGAACGAATTATAGATCCACTTCAATCACGATGTCAGGTATTAAAAATAGTACCTCCAACTAAAAGTGAAGTTGCTAGACACGTAGCTAATATATTAGATACAGAATCAGTTGAATATGATTTAGATGCTTTAAAAATAGTAATAAACCAATTTTATCCTGATATTAGAAAAATATTAAATACATGCCAATTAAATACAATTGATAATATTTTAAAAATTGATAAATCTATATTAGTATCATCTGGATATCAAAGTAAAATATTAAATGAATTAAAAAAACCATCATCTAAATCATTTAATGTAATACGTCAAATAATAGCTGATTCTAACATTAATGATTTTGAAAGTACATATAGGTACTTATATGATAATATAAATGAATATTCTCAAGGAAATGAAGGTATAATTACTGTAATATTAGAAGAATATCTATACCATGCTAATTTTAGAATAGATAAAGAAATTAATATAATGGCATGTGTGTCAAAACTATTACAAACATTAAATAAAAAAGTATTATAAAATGAAAGACCAAGTAAAATTAAACATCGATTTAAAAGCAACACAACCAGTTACATCATCTGAAGGTAATAGTGTATTTGCTGAAGGAGTAATTCTAAGGAAAGTATCTAAATTTTTAGCCGGTACATCAGAAGATGGTATAATACCAATACCGGTATTTTATGATATAAAAAGCGGTAAAATCTTAATTGAAACATTACCTAAAGAACTAAGAGAAGAATTTAAAAATGAAAATATTTGATTGGTTAACACAAATTACTGTTAATAAAAAATCTTGGAATTCATTCTCAGAGGATGATAAATTATCTTTTAACCCATATATGATTCATAGATACTTGTCTATGGAAAAGGATTATATTGATATAGTAAATTACATTCAAGTTATACCTTATACAGAAAAAGAAAAAATATATAAAATTTACTGCAATATGATTCCTAAGAAAAATATATTTTTAAAATATATTAAATCATCTTCCAAGAAAAAAATACCAGATTCTGTGCTTCAATTTATAGCTAAAGAATATACTTGTTCATTAGGAGAAGCAGAAGAATATTCTCATATTATAGGTAAAAATGGTATAATTAGTATTTTATACAAACATGGTGTAGATGAAAAAGAACAGAAAAAACTATTAAAAGAAATTACAATATGACAAAAAACAACGAAGTATACCCTTATCCCACAACCGAACCTTTTACCTCAATTGAGGTTTTTGAACAAACATATCCTGAATTGGCTAAAGAATTTAAGCAAATTCAAGAGGAACAATATGAATTGTTTGCTGAAAAAATGCTTGATTATGGTATAGAAAATATTGCTTTAGGATCTGATTTATCAAATTTTGAAGATGTAAAACTTTCTCTTACTGGTATTTGGCTTAGATGTAATGATAAAATCAACCGTTTAAAAAATATTTTAAAGCGTGGTGGTAAAAATTATGTTGAAGGAGAATCTATGATAGATAGTTTTATTGATATTGCTAATTATGGAATCATAGCCCAATTAGTAGCTAAAGAAAAATGGAAAAAATAATTTGGCTTTATTAAAATAATACCATATTTTTATGGTATGGAAAAAATAAATGAAAGTCAATTATCTAATGCTCGTGAAAAATTCATGAATAAAAGAATTACTTTCAAAACAAAAAATAGTAGTTTTGGACATGGTACTTGTCAGTTTTTAGGATATAATCAATATTTTCCTTCTTGGGAACTACAAATTACAGTTGACAGAACTCCTTATCAACACGTTATTTTTGAATCTATTAAATTAGTTGAAGACAAGGGTAAATAATTTTGAAATAATAAACAATCTGCTTACATTCGAATCTAGGATAATGATTAAAATAACTATAGATAAAATGAAACTAATAATAAATAAAGGACAAAAATTATGGTTCACAAGTGATACACACTATAACCATTCAAATATCTGCTCAGCTACTACAAAGTGGACTGGTGCTGAAAATATGACTCGTGCTTTTAATTCATTGGAAGATATGAATAAAACATTAGTTGAAAATATAAATTCATGTGTTGAAGAAAATGATGTTTTGATTCATTTGGGTGATTGGTCTTTTGGCGGCTTTGATATGATTGAAGAATTTAGAAAGCAAATCAAGTGCAAAAATATTCACCTGGTATTAGGTAATCACGATCATCATATCCAAAACAACAAGAATAATGTACAATCTCTGTTTAGTTCTATTCACGAATATTTGTATTTGGATTTGAGAATACCAGCTGGAAAAGAAGTAAACAAATTTAGAATGGTTTGTATGCATTATCCTCTAGCTAGTTGGAATGGAATGAATGATGGTGTTGTTCACCTTCACGGACACGTTCATCTTCCTAAAGATCTTAGAGTGGCTAAAGGTAAAGCAATGGATGTTGGTGTTGACGGAAACGATCTATACCCAATTGAATTGTTTCAAATATTGAATATTATGAAAACACAACCGGTTATGAGCTTGTCATTGCCAAAAGATCATCACGTTAAAAGAGTAGCACCAGTTGAAGAAAAAGGAGGACATTATGGATGTTAGTAAATTACAAGAATTTCTTGAGAGTGAAGAAGGACAACGTTCTATGGATAAATGGGCTATGGATCTTGCAAATAAACAAGAACATCTAAAACGTTGGGTTGAAAAGTTTAAAAAGTGGGCAGAACCAAATATAGATGCTGCTTTAGAAATACTAATCACCAAATATGACTCTTCAGAATATATTGATCGAGAATATAAAATAGGATATGAACCAAGAGAAGAATTTCTTTGGTTAGCTTTCGAGTATGCTAGACTATATTGTAAACCTTGTGAAGATGAAAAATATTTTAATATGTTTACAGGAGAGGCTTATTATATAGGTTCATATGTAATTCAAGTAATGCATGGTCAAGGTTCTGTTATAAGAATTGATAAAATACAAAATTAAAACAATGGATAAAATATTATATCTTACAAGAGGTCTTCCAGGCTCTGGAAAAACAACTCTGGCTCATCAATTAACAAATTTACATTCTATTTGTGAAGCAGATAAATTCTTCTATGATAAAGAAGGTAATTATAATTGGGATGGAGATAAACTAAATGAGGCTCACAGTTGGTGTGTAAGTGAAGTTAAAGTTCGAATGATGGATAATGCTAGAAATGAACAATTTTATCCTATAATAGTTGTTTCAAATACTTTCACTATGGAAAGTGAAATGGAGCCTTACATAGAACTAGCTAAAAAATATGGTTATACAGTAGTTTCATTAATATTGGAAAATAGACATGGCTCTGTATCAAAACATAACGTTCCTGTTAAATCTTTGAACAAAATGGAACAAAGATTGCGACAAAATATAAAACTTCGTTAAAAAAGTTTGGAGGGGCGAATGTCCCTTCGTACATTTACGTAAATAAAAATAAAAACATATGATATTAAACCTAGCATATCCTGAAAATTCTCAGGTAAATTTTCAAATATCCCAATTTCCAGATGGGCAACAATCTTTAACTATTCTTTCAGGTGTAGGACCTGAGAATTATATTACTATAAGTTCTCATTTAACTTCATTTGAAGATTTAGAATTAATAATCTGTACCAATGTGGCTTTAAAAGAAATGGGAGTTAAAAATATTGAGTTGTATGTTCCTTATTTTCTAGGTGCTCGTTCAGATAGGAAATTTGGTGAAGGTGGATTTAACTATTTAAAAACTGTTATTTGCCCTATAATCAATTCTCAAAATTTTAGTAAAGTAATAGTTTTAGACCCACATTCAGATGTACTTGAGGCTTGCTTAAATAATTTTGAAAAAAGAAGCAATATAGGAGTTGTATCTCATGCTCTTCAAGGTATTGATGCTGAAAAAGAAGATACAGTAATTATATCTCCTGATGCCGGTGCATTAAAAAAGATATACGATGTTGCTAAGGTATTTGACTTACCAAATGTAATTACAGCAGGTAAGGTTAGAGATATTCCAACAGGTAAAATATTAAAAACTGAATTACCTAATATTACTCAATTTGAAGGTAAGAAATTCCTTATCATAGACGATATTTGCGATGGAGGTAGAACGTTTATTGAACTAGCGAAAGCAATTAAAGAACAAATCCCTGATGCTGAGTGTTATTTATGTGTTACTCATGGTATTTTTAACCAGGGATTTGATGAATTATCAACTTATTTTAAAAAAATCTATTGTACAAATAGTGTAAAAGATTTTAATTGGAAACCTTTTATTAATCAACTAGATGTATTTTAATTATGGACTTAACAAATAAATACGTTACCCGTCTTAGGAAAGAGTGGGAACAATATGGAAAAATTATAGTTGCAGTAGACTTTGATGACACTATTTCTCCTTGGAAATTTTCAAAAGAAGAACTTCAAGACACAGTAGACTTAGTAAAAGAAGTACAACAAACCGGAGCTTACATTGTTATATTTACAGCCTGTTCTCCAGATAGATATGAAGAAATTTCATCTTATGTTAATTCTTTAGGTATCAAAGTAGATGCTATCAATCAAACACCGATAGAGATACCTTATGGTAATCATAACAAAATCTATGCCAATATCTTTTTAGATGATCGCGCAGGACTTGAAGAAGCCAAAAAAATATTGCGAGAATGCATGTATCTTCAAAGAAGCTTTAAAAGATCGCAAATTACTTTGGACGAAGTTGGATAAAAATTTGGCTACCTCAAACATTAGTCGTATATTTACGTAAATAAAAAATTAAAAAATTATGTTTAAACCAGTTAGTTTATTTTACACAGACGGATATAAGATTGGCCACAAGAAAATGTTGGCCCCAGGAACCACAAAATTATATGGTACTTGGATTCCTCGTAGCACAAAGTATGCTCCTACCGGTGTTACAAAAATAGTATCGTTTGGTCAACAGCTTGTAGTTCGTTGGTTAAATGATGAGTTTACAGAACATTTTTTCAACCAACCAAAATCAGTAGCAACCCAATTTGGTAAAGATATGTCAATGTATCTTGGAATGGATTATGATGCTACCCATTTTGAAGCACTTCATGATTTAGGTTATTTACCTATTCGAATTAAAGCATTACCAGAAGGTATTGAAACATTACCTAATGTTCCTCATATGACCTTTATTAACACCGTAGATGGTTTTGCTTGGTTAACTTTATATTTGGAAACAATTATTTCCTCTTTGGCTTGGAAACCTTCAACATCAGCCACTATTGCTCTACAATATCGTAGGAATTTAGTTCAATGGGTTATGAAAACAGATCCGGCTAATGCATTTTTAATTCCTTTCCTTGCTCATGATTTCTCTGCTCGCGGTTTATCACCTTGGGATATGTTATCAAGCGGTTTAGGACATGCTACTTCGTTTAGAGGTTCTGATACCATTATTTGTATTCCGGGTGCTCGTTATTTTTATAATGAACCTGAAACAGAGGTTTGTATCAATTCAGTAAATGCTTCTGAACATAGCGTTTCAACAACTAAAATCTTTACGGTTGGTGAACAACAAATGATTGCGGATTGGTTGGTTGATTTTCCTAAAGGAATATTATCAATCGTATCAGATACATTTGATTTATGGAAATTAATTACCGAATATTTACCAGCAAACAAAGAAGCGATAATGGCTC